TGGTATCGACAAGGCCAGTAATGTTTTTCACGGCATGGATTACCGTTGCGTGGTTGAGCATGAAATAAAACCCTATCCATGTATAGCTCATGTTTGTATATCTCCTGAGTAGGTACATGGCTATTTGGCGAGGTTCAACGATATACCGCTGCCTTGTCTTTTCCTGTAACGCCCCCACGTCTATACCGTAGGTCTCGGCTACCATTCCCAGAATAGTGTTAATTTTTTGTATGTCAGTCATTCGCTGCCTCCTTTCCTTATTTTCTTACCGCAAAACGGACAGTATGTATATCCTTCAGTTTCATCGTTTACCCAAACCTCATCACCCTTACATCCAACCACATAAATAGGTAGGGGTAAATTCTTACCACGAACCTCTTTCCACTCACAAAACTCCTCGCTTGGCGGTTGGATGATTTCAAATTTTGCATCTCGACCATTTTGACCGCAATCATTAAAAAATGGCGGTTCTATTACTACTCGTTCAACACTCCAATTTTTATCGGGTGCTTCATATTCGATGGTTATTCTTTTCTTCATCATTCGCTGCCTCCTTTCAATAGTTCAGGATTTTCATAGATGTTGCCGATGACCTCATATCTATTACCATCGTTTAAATCCATAAGAAAATTTCCTTGTTGTCCAATAAATTGAGCATAAGGGGTGAAATAAATAATCGTTGCTACCGCATTTGATGCCACCTTTATAATATCCCCCTCATATATCTCCACCCCGTTGCGGTCTTTAATGCCGGTGTATTGCATGAGCGCAACTTCATTAATTGGATATTCACGTAAATTACCTTGTTCCGTAACTCCATAGACAGAACCGCTATCTGGGTGCAGACCAAACCATATTGATAGTCCATTAATATCAATCCAAGTTTGATTTTTCACATCCCACGCCCGAAATTTAATTTCTCTTTTCATTTCTGTAAAGTTTATCGGTATTTCTATACATATTATTCGATTGTGTATAGGTTATCATCAGTTTGTTGATATACCGTATCTGCCCCCTCAAAGGCATCAACCCTTATCGTGGTGCAACCCCATTGAAGCATCGAGGCCAAAAGTAACAGAAGTGTGACTAACAAAAGTAGTAGCCACCATCCGTTATTGTTTTTTTGTGTGTAGGTTGTCATTCTGGAAACTTTGTTTTGAAATGTGATATTATCTTTTCCATGTGAAAGTTGTAATACAGTTGAAAGTCTTTATACCCCTCCTGGTCCAGCTCCCACAATTTGTAAAGGACAGCCCGCAGGCGTTGCCCCGGTGGCTTCTCACTAAATTCAAACTCCGACTGGATGCTTTTCAGAATCTCCGTGTCCCTCTCTTTGAACTCGTCTTTTTTCATCCCTACCCACATCCACTCACGGAGTGATTTAGTCAGTTCGCTGACTTGTTCCGGGGTGAGTTCGTTAGTCCCCAATGTTACCTTCCATGACTTGTCTGAGCGGCTCTGAACGGCTTCTAATATGACAGGTAGTACCAACATACTAAAAAGGTAGATTGTCCGTTACATCGCTTAATTTACCCGTATCGGTATCACCCATTACCCAGGATGAAAACCGCTCTGCGTAGATAAGTATCATATCCAGTTCTATCTTGCCGGCAATAGCTAAATCGGTGGACCTGTTTAATGAAGACTGCCTGACTATCATCCTTTGCCTTTCTGGGCCTTCCTGGTATTTATGCCCAGGGTTAAAGGTTTTTTCCTTCTCGATGTGGATGTTTGTGAACTTACCCTTTTGTTCAATGGTGTAATTTATTTCATCACCTACTTTATAAGGGTCTTGTGATTTGGAGAGAATACCGCCCGCATCGCCGTTATCAAGGTCGATGTCATATTTATACATCAGGCCGTAATTACCCTCCCATGTCCCGTTACCTTGAATGTTTGTTATTTTTGCTGTTTTCATGTTTATATGTTTTCATCCCAGCCATCTTCAAAAGGCGGGCAGTTCTTAAAATAAATTTCAGGATTATCGCACATATACTCAAAATCCATAGAGCAAGACCGGCACATCATTTCATGTCCTATCCATACATAATCACCTGCCATAACCTTAGCCCCGCATCTAGGGCAGAAACTATATTTAATTGGTTTCCCCACCGGCATAACAGAGTGATGGTGATAGTACCTACGGTCGTATCCGCTGTCTAAATCCATTACCTTAGTGTTATGGTCAGAAATTCGCCATTCTGGCTGATATTTTTTACCTCCAAATTGTAAGCGTTGCAGGTTTCTTCAATAACCTTTAACCCGTCCTCATTAATAGAGGTTTCGTGGATGTCAATTCGTGGGTCGCTTACGACGTATTCAGCGTCCAGGCCGTGAGTCAAAAGTTCATCAATAGCCCTTTGCAGTTCGTTTAATGTAAGTTGAGTTATCATAGCTTATTATTTATTGATTTCTTGCCGGGTAACTAATTCGACATTGATACCTTTTGCTTTCAATTCTTTGTAGTGCTTTAGTGAAGTAGTTTTCATGGCTTTTACAGATTATTTTGTTCAACGATCAATTTGACTATTCTTTCGTTGACCTGTTCGGCACTTTCATACCAGTGACCGGAAGTGTCATCCTGAAAATAGTCATCGGTTTCGTTAAAGTCATCCTTCAGGTTGGCATTATGAGTAAAACCATCATACCATTCACCGTTGATCTCGGCTTCTATGATATAGTTTCCAGCTGTTCCTTTAATAGAGATACCTGTAACTTGGTAGTCTTTTCCGTTGATGTTCATTGTTGAGTTCATGGCTGTTTGTGTTTGTTGTTTGATGAAGTAAAGATACGACAATTCACCTATGTAAGTCAAGTATTTTGGTGGTTATTTTGTTAAAAACCTGTTATTTATAGATGGTCTAAATAACTTAACACCCCTTTAACACCTTATTAATAATACCTGATTACCTTCGCTGCATGAAAATACTACTCTTTTTAATGTTTGCCCTGTTGACGGGTTGCCAGGTGCAGGAATGTACCACCTTTGAACAAGATAAGATAGAGGCTATTGCGGACGGGTTTTACGACGGTGATACTACGCAGGTTATTTATTAGCGTTCTAATATTTACCACTTTTACCGGATATTGGCAGTTTTTTGAATCGCGTTATACCCCTAATTTAAGGGTTTATCGCAACTGGTTTCACTACCAGGTAACTCGCCCCCCGGAAGTCAAGGGACAACCCCTCGATAAATTTAGAATTACCATTAATGGCTTTGTCGTTCATCTCTTCCCGGCTGCGGATGTGAACCATTGAATAATCCCTCTGCATCAGCTTGGAGATTTCGTTGAAGACTTCCGTTATCTGCTTTTCATAGGTGCTGTTAAGCACCCTGTATACGTTGTCTGTTATTTTCTGTATCAAATTCATCCCTTTGTTTTAAATCCGACTTTCTTTTTCTCGGTGTCGGACAGGTTCTCGTAATCGAAGTCAATCACCTTTTTAAAAAGAAGCACACCGAACAATCGGTATTCCTTGTGGAGTTGCTGGCCGGTGTCAACCACGTCCTCACCATCTTTCACGGAATACCCCTTGCGCTTGTCTTTTATGGTTACGGTTATCATTACACAGTCCAACTTTCAATAGTAAAATTAAGCCCGATAGTATCGCCCTCAACCCATGCGTTAAATCCACCCGTCCCAACGGTTGTATTTTTCGCACCCTCATTTAAACGCTTATCTATTACCCTTAATAGTAATATTTCGGCTTCTCGTACAAGTGTCCTGACATTTGGCACACCATAATTCTCTTTATCAAAATACCACTCCCAACCTACTGCCATCATAGCAGTATGTAATTTCTGAAAGTCAAATTCATCTAATATTTCGTCTTTGGCTTCTAAAAATTCATCTCTTGTTTTCATCTCGTTACGCTTATAAATGTTATTCCACCTCCCTGTTATTGACATAGGTAACACCTTCAACGGTATGCAAATAGCCGAAGGAGCAATCCTGGTCACCATAAGGTGAGTAATCCTGCGGCGCGCACATAGAACCCAAAGAATAGCACCGTATAATATCACCGTTGGTTGTCCGCCCTTTGTGAGATGAACTCCTGTGGAAGTGGTTTACCAAAGTGTTGCACCTTGCTTTCAGAAACATACCCCGCGCCGGGTTGACTTGCCCCGCACCCCCTGTGTATTCATGGCCGTGCAAAATATTCAAATCACCTACCGTTATCCTGCGCTTGTCCTTCACCACCTCCACGTTGAGATCACCCAACGGAAGATAGTCATCCAACTTCTCACTCCCAGGTGCATACAACAGCGGGGCGTATTGCTTCCAATAGGTATCATATCTTTCCTCGTGGTTGCCGAACTTCCAAATTATCTTAGCGTTAGGGAACACATCCCGCAGGTCAATAAGAAACTGCCAGAACATTTCAAGCTCGTAATCAAGGTCAGGCTTCTTCGGGTCTTTCGTAAAACGTGAAGAGTGATAGTTGTCTATCGCGTCCCCGTTGATAATGAAATAAGATATAGACTTCTTCACCCCGTATTCAATGGCTTCGTATATCGCTTTGTTGTTCTGATACGGGAAATGAATATCTCCCATTACTATTCCTTTGGTGTTGGCTTTCGGCAGGATATAAGGCTCTCTGTCCATTACCGCCGGCTCTGGCAGGGCGAACTTATCAGCAAGCACTTTATCCAGGTCGTCGACGTGGGAGAGGTCTATAATACTTCTCCTGCTTTGTTCTCCTTGTTCACCTTTGTGGTATCGGATAACAGTTCGCGCCGCTTCAACAGAAGAATACACCTGCGGGAAATCCCTGTATAGCCTCTTTGCGAGTGTCAACTTCCCCGCTGTCGGGTACTCCTCGATGAGTTTTTTCGCAAGTCTGCCTTGCTCTTGTGTTGGTTTAGGCATAATATCTATTTTTAGTTTATCCTATCTCATCCCAGACAACGCCCCAGCTGTCGGCCTTTTCGCGGATCATATCGCGCACCCGTTCAGCCGCGTCAATCTCTGCGGGCGTGGCTTCGCCGTTGCCGTTTAAGGCTGTCCCGTACTTAACTGTCTGCCTTAACTGCTGGTCGATGTCCCACAGCATACCGCTATACTTATACCCGTTGATAGCATCGCGCATATCAGGCTCTTCGTCGGGCAGGGTGAATGTTATTGTGTTTGTTGGCATATTTTCAAATTTATAGGCCATAAGGCGGGAGGCCATCCCCGCCCTGGCCGACTGCGGTTAGGTATCGACCCTTTCAGATCCCATAATACCATACGCATTGTCATTATTTCAACCTAAAGATTAAACTCCCTTGATAGTGCCACTCATCACCAACGGTGGAGACACCCGCCGCAATCCCCCATTTCCCGCGGCGAGTATACATCAACCCAATGTTAGCACCTTTGATTCCACTTGTGATATTAACTCCACCGTATATCCATAAATGACTTTTCTGATAGCAGTCCGAAGTGCTGAAAGCATTGCGCCTGCTTTCTGCAAGCGTTACAGTCTTTTCGATACGAATCTCCCTGAACTTATACCCGCTCCCCGGAAGGACTTGAAGGCTTGCCAGTTCACCGAACACAACAGCCCGCCAGCGAATTGATAGTAAATCCGTTTCAAATTTACCCTCGTATTTATTTTGTGGGCAATTTTCGCCCGTGATCGGTTCGCTGGTCGGTGCTGCGGTGTCGGTTTCGATTGAGAGGGAGTAGATGGTGATGGTGTCTGTATTAGTTTCTTTCCTTATAATGGTATCGTATAAGGTTTTGGCGTTTTTAAGGCTATCGTAAACATCGGCATAGTCCGCGTTGCAGTCCTTGAGTTTCCTTATCTGGCAACCTCTATCGAAGTAGAGGAACAGAACAGCCGCTACGAGCAGCCCGATACCTATTTGTTTAATAATTTTCATCCGAAGACCCATTCGTATGTGAACGTGAAACCTATTGAATAGGTAAGCCAATATATAGCGGCCTGTATTGGATAGTGCCACCATTTTTTAGCCTTAAACCCGTCTTTGCTTAACGGAATAGTGATAGCGACAACAGCACTCACAGCCGTTACGTTCCTCCCCCACCTGAATAAGTGATAGGCATCTGTTGTAAAAGCAAGGAACGTAGTTGAACCGAAGTAGGCTGCACTGTTGTCTGGGTTTCTATCTTTGTATTTATTCTTCCATGATTCTCTTGGATTCCAAAAGTGGTTAGATGTATCCAGCCCCCACTTGTCGAACTTGTCGTAATGAAATTGGATAGCTTCGGCTGTCCCGTCGCACATCCCGCTAATAAAGGTGAGGACGAGGGGCGCAACATCCCTCCTGGAAAGTATCTGCGCCCGCGCCTCACCAGCCATGATTGTCAAACAAAATATGAAAACAAAGTAGAGGGATGTATGTCTTTTCATGGCTGTGAAATTAAAATTAGATTGCTAATTTACAACAACCCAAAGCGTTTGTCAAGTATTTTGACAATTATTTATTCCTGACGGTCAGATTTTGGAAGATTTCCTTACCGAAGTAGAACGCGAAAACACCCGCTATGATTGCCTGATAGCTCGCCGGTAACTCCGCAAATTTGTTTACTATCAGAAACCCTATCATAGCAGCCGCGAAGCAAGTCAGGGTTACAAGTGTCATTAATTTGCGGAAACTGAATGTTTCATCTTTGTCTGTCAAAAATCCGTACTTCATTTGTGTCCCCTTTCATTTTATTAATGATGCTGTCCAGTTTAATTGTCTGCTTTCTCAATGCGACATTCACGCTGTCCTTCTTCTTTGGTTTCTCCTGGGCAAACAGGACCAGGCCTGAAATCAACAATATGAATAATACAATTTGTTTCATTGTGTCATCTCTATTATGGTCAGCACCCTACTGTTAATCTCAATCTGTTCCATCTGCGCTTGTTTCAATTCCTTGACATCTTCCGACATTTCATCCAATATCCTGCCATACCACATTATAGAAACTATGAAGCCGCATATCGCCACTACTGCCGTTATCAAACTGATAATGCTTGTTGTCTTCTTTTGATACCAGGCTATATCACTCATTTACTTCCGGGTATTTATAACAATCAAGTATACTGTATGACATATCATTTCGGCTTACCTGCTTCCAAAGTTCCAACATCTCCTGCTCATTTATGATGAAATGGTCGTTTGTCTGCTTCTGAAAGCCATCAAAATCCATCTTCAACTCCCGTAATGCCTTGCTCATATTAATCAACATGATATTAGTGGTATCGTAATGACTTTTTAACCTCCTCCAATCTTTATGGTCCTGGTCAAGAGTTGTCATTTCCTTTTCTAACATTCGGAGAGTCTTAACATCTTCATCGTATTTCACAACGAACCTGCCCAGCATGAAGCCAATTATAACTACCAGTAGTGAAATAAATGAAAGCAATATGCTTATCATATTAAACGACTTCCCATTTATTTTAATCTCATTTGTCATAACATTACTCCTGCTTTTAAGTGTGAACCACTTTGTAATATAGAAACCAAAGCCCCTTATTCTTTGACCCGCATACTATTTTTCATGTCAATCGTGTAAATATGTCATTTTAACCGCTGAATTTTTGAAAGTAGCTTGATCTGTACCATCAACATTCTTCGTCTGGATCACGATTTCATCTCCCGCCGTAAGTTCACCGTGAGCTATAACTACAACCTGCACAACGTCCGTATTAGCTCCTTCCGTCCCCGCTGCTGTTGGTATCCCTGCCGTCTGTGTAACATTATAAAACCTGAAAACATATTGCTTGTTTGGTGAGCCTAATAAGCAGGTCTGAAACTGAATGTCGTAATGACCTGTCTTGGTAACGGTTAAGGTATCATTGCTTTCTGTAAATCCATGTAATTCGCTCCAGTCCCATAGTGACTGCCCGGCGTTGGTCATGTGATACCATGTGTTTGCAACCGAATAGGAAAATACAGAAGTACTATCCCCAAACCAACCGAATAAATGATATATACTGTCTACCGTTACATATCCAGCTATATCTGCGTCCCCAGCCACAACTAATTCGACAGCAGGTGAAGCCAGCGAAGAGCCTATATTTAATTTGCTCACAATGTTCACGTAATTCGCATCAAAGTCGCCGTATATCAAAGGCGTTGCGGTGTTGGAGTTGTCGATGTATAGCTTATTGCTTCCGGTTTCATTGTAGCCAGCCTGGTAGCCAAGAAATACATTATAATCACCGGAGGCGCAACTGAATCCAGATTGCGTGCCAAAAAAGGTGTTTTGACTTCCCCCATTCAATGAAGTGCCAGAGAAATACCCGACAATGGTATTACCACTATTATTCCCAGCATCACCCGCTTGGAAGCCTATGATAGTATTGTACTGCCCCGTCGATGTTCCTTCGCCTGCCCCCGTTCCGATATACACGCTTCTCCTGCCACTTGTCAATAACTGCCCTGCCTGCGTACCTATCGCTATATTATCAGCCCCCGTAACGGCTGCATTGCCTCCGGCTTCTTCACCGATGAAAACATTATCCGTTCCGGTTGTGAAACCGTTACCAGCCTTGTACCCTACAAAGACATTGCTTGCTCCGCTGCTCGAACCGTCAACCCCCACACCTGCATACGAACCTATAATGGTATTATACGCCCCTGTGGCATACATACCTGCATTACGCCCTATACCTATTGAATTACTTTGGTTTGTCATTCCATATAAAGCATTACCACCTATTGCGATATTGTTTGTACCGGATGTAATTCCATTTAAGGCTAAATCTCCAATACCTGTTAGATATTCCCCTGTTGTGGTGAAGTTACCAGCATTGCCCATAAATATATTATCTTCACCGTTGTACTGATGAATTAATGGATAGTCGTTTAAATAAATCACACCCGTATCTGATGCAGTTGTTTCAGGAAGAGATAAGGTATAGTCATCTTTTTCTGTATAGCCGTTAGGAATAAGTAAATCGAATAGCTTTAACCCTGAAATATATACACCTTCATATCTTAAATGGTTCGTTGAAACTATCCCTAAAGAATTAGCAACATCGTACAACCCGAAACGGGCGAAGAAGTCATAATGCCCAACCGCCCTATCTTCTGCAACATCATTGATATATGTGCGCTGCTTAAATGCTGTTGTATCAGTTCCCTCTTGCGGTGATGTGATGACTATATTGCTTTCTGTTGAATCCCTGACCGTCTGAATGCTTGCTATCAATGAATCCAATCCCAGCCTGTAACTGTCATCCACAGCAGCCGTATTTTCTAAAAAGTTGACAAATATAAGTGAAGGGTTCAGCGTGTCCAAAAGTTGCCAGACGGTTGAGTTCTGATTGTTCCAATCTGCCAATGTACTGCCTCCCCTGAATATCCTGTGAACCTCAACGGGATAGGTCTGTTTTCCGCTCACATATTCCTTCCACATCGAAACGCCGTAAAGCCTGACCGTCCCGCTGTTGGAATAGATATAAAGTGTGTCTGTTGGCTCATAGTCTGCACCTGCATCTATCTCAACTGTCATCTTTCCGGCTGTCGCTCCGTCCGTGCTGATTGCCCCGCTTAAATCACCATCATGGTTTACTTTCCATTTAAACTCCCCACCCCCTGAAATCTGCCTGTAATGGAATCGTAACCTATTGAAGTAGCCGTTTGTGATCCTGATAGCACTATCAACATCGTTATCGGTATTCTCTGCATATTGCCCGTGCCAGCTCAATGTATCTGCATGGTCAGCCGTAAAAGTCCAACTGTTACCGACCAGCGTCCAGGGATGGTTAAGCGTTTCGGAGTAGGTTTCTTCCCTCATAGTCACATAGCCATGACCTGCATAGTCAAATTTCTCATCGAATAACTTTTTAACTCCATTTGCAAACGGCTCGACCTCGCTATCACCGATAAATACTATACAGGCATTATCAACAGGTGTGTTGTCAAATAAATCGAACTTATTAGCGTTAATCAAATCCTTATACCAAACGGTCAGGTTGCCCATATATTCATCGTTGCGCTGTAATGATATGGTAGTGCTGTCGCGATATGCCGCTTCTGCAATAGTATCACCAATTACAATAGGAGATGCCCACTCTACCTCGCCATTGGTTAATAGTGTGGCTATGCGTCCCACCTTTGTCGCCTCGTCAGGCAGCGGGTATAAGAAAAGGCTGTCGCCGTTCAGCACAACAGAGTCCGCATAGTTAGACAGCGAATACCTTACGTTCAATTTATTATCGTTAAGGTGGTTTAATATCGTGTTCAACTGCGCCGCTGTGATAGACTTCGTGGCGTTCGTCACGATATACAAATCTATCGTATCCGCCGTCAGCGCGTCCGTTATCTGCGCCTGCGTCGCAATTATACTTGTTAGTATAATACCAAGTGTTATAATCAGTTTTTTCATAATCGTTAAATAAAGAAGTCCTCACTAAAGTCATCATTAAATTCACCTGTGCCGCTCTCGTCCCATATCTGCAACCATTCGCCATCGAAAGTACACGAGCGCATATTGTAACTAAGGCTCAAAGGGATATACCACCGCGAGTTGTAATCCTGCAAACAAGTATGGAAGTCTATCTTCGGTGTTTCCGCGTCGCTTGGCGAAGTGTCAATAATAGTACCTCTTAACTTGAATTGTGGCCGGCGGTATGTCACGTTCAGATCAGTGCGTAATATGGATTCTATTAAACTGCTCGAAGGGTCTGCATCACCCTGGAAGCCGAAGTAATTAACTGCGTCGGGTGTGTCGTCAAACAATACACACCTATTCACCAACTGATAATTACCCGTCCCGTCTACTTTCCTGTTGCCGGGATCAGGCGTGTCGCCAAACTTCACGTCGTACTTCGGGGGCTGTAATAAATTATTACTGTCTATTGTTTCTTCAATAGTACGTTCTGAACCCTCTTCGATGTTCCCATCATACCGGGTCTGCTGCATATTCTGAAAATACAACTTCATGCGGCGATAACATATACCGTCGTCCAGCGTCCCGGCGTTAGCTGATGTTGCACGGCCTTTATAAAGATATACCTGAAATTTAATGGATGTCTGCGATGTACTTTCACCGTGCGGTGCTTTTGGTATCTTTACAGTAAAACCGCCCCAGTCTTCCTGATACAGATAACCAATAAGGTTATAGCTCGTCGGCCCTACCTTCCATTCTCCAATAACACCCTCATCGGTTAGTGTTTCATCTAACGTATATTGAGTGCCGCTGAAATTACCAATTATCTTTATAAAGAATTGGACACTATCATCATCCCAACCGGAATATTTGGCGAAAGTTTCAGATTCAAACTTCATAATTATATCGCCACCGTTCCATTGCGACATTAAATTACCCAAACTACCCACATAATCACTCATATCTATTTCATCAGAATAAATATAAGTATTGAAAGTCATCGGGCCTGTTATATATCCCTCTAACCGTAACGCCCTCCAATCCGTTTCATGGTTTACAGACATACCACCATTAGCTGTCCAATGCCGAAGCATGCCGCCTGAAAAATCATCATCGGTAAATATACCTTCGTAATTTGACAGCGGCAATAGATTAACATCCTTGCCAAACTCCTGGAATATCTCAAGCCTTTTATACGCTGGTTGTACTTCAAGCGAAGCACCTCTTATAAACCGAATATCATAACCCCTGCCCTGGTGTGATGTTAAAGCAACCTCTTCGTTATTGGAGTTTATTACACTTGAGTAAGATCCGCTATCATCATAAAGCTCCAACCGAAAATCATCATACTTCTGGTCTAACCTTTCAATCCTCCACGCGTCGCCATTCTGGTATAACCTTGCATTGAAACTTGCACAAATCTCATTAAGTACATCGAAACAACTCCACCACTCCGCGTCTTCATCCTTTAAAGCCCTGTAATCAATATAAAGGTTTTCAAATATCCTACTTGAAATAATATTGTCGTCGTATTGCTTCGCTACAATATTCACGGCTATTTCAAAGTCCATGTTATTATAGTTATAACCTATCTTTGATAAACAATGATGGACGTAATATATTAACGTCTGTTTGTAGTCTGCTTTAGCGAACCCCGGAGCTGTTGGCTTGACGTTCTTTAATTCTACCAACCCGTCGATACAATGAACGCTAATAGGATGGTTGTCGTCTATAAACTCTTCGGAGTAGTATTCGGGATTAATGAACCCGGTAAATACTAAATTAACCCCTCGGTATATCTCAACCTCATAAGTCTTGCCCTGCGAGGTGAACAAATCAAGTAACTGTAAAGAAGAGGTGGCGATGTAATTTATATACGCTTCCTTTGGCTTAATATGCGTAAACTTGTCATCGTCGTTACCCACCCACTTTATCACCACGGGCTCATCCAAAGCTAAACGTAGGGACGTTTCAGAACCCGTGTAACCATCTTTTTTAATATAGACTTTGCACAGGTTATTATTATCGTCGTAGAAACTACTTGTATATACTATTTCGTTAGCCACTATATCTCGTGTGTTTACTTTCCTGTTTCTTCATCGCATAGTAAATATCTTCACCGCGCACAACCCCTACAACCTCGACTCTTTGTTTGCCCATCATTGAGTCTAACTTCTTAGGCGGGATAACCATCTCTCCTGAACTCAACAGGGCGGGATAAGTGTCCCCAGGATAACCCGCCGGGACAATTCCACCCTCCGCCATTTCAACACCCTTCTGTGCTATACCTGTCAACACTGCGCCCGCTGCAACAAGTGCCACACCCGCCGCTAAAGCTACATACCACTGCATAGATTTAATGGCATTATCAAACGCTTCGCCTAAAACACCTATCGCTATCATCGCAGCACCTAACTCTTTCATAAACCCGCCAACAGCTGCGAGTAACCCGCTGCCTAACTTACTCCAGTCGTCTTCGCCCTTTACCCATGCTTCTATCATTTGAGCGAGCGCATCGGTAACGGCTTTTGCTACTGACTGCATAGAGTTTATTATCCCGGAGTTTATCTGGTCTATTCTTTCGGCGGCCATTTCGTAATTGTCGGCAAAGTCGTTTAATGTGCCGCCAGCACCTCCCATGTCAACACCGCCCGAACCAGCACCGCCAACACCTTCCATACCACCTATACCCCAAGAGTCAGCGCCAGACGAACCGCTCATAGAACGAATAGCAGAACGCATCTCAATTAATTTCCGCGTGGCAGCATCTACTGATTTAGCAAAGTTATCTATCGAATCAGTTCCGCTGTCGGTTTCATCGCCAAAATTATCTAACTCGATACCTAACTCTTTTAGGAGTTTATTACGTTGTTCTTCAAGCGTGTTATTATGCTCTACTGCGTTATTGTATTCTATCTGTTTAGATCCGACATTAACGATTAAATCATTAAGTGATTTCTGTAATATAACTATCTCTTTTAATGAGGGTCTTAATAAATTGTGCTTCTTTAATAAGTCTTGAACGGCCTCGCCCCTTTCAAGGGTGCTTAATGTCCCGTCCTCCATAACAGACAGGTAATCCCGGTGAGCTTCTTTACTCGCTTTAGCAAACTTATCCTCTAAATTAACAAGCCTTGTAAGTAACTCTGTTTCGGCTTCCTGTAAAGCCAGCGACCTACTACCAACATCTTCACGGAATTTCTCGGCTTGCTTTTGCAGGATAATCTTATTTATCATCTGCTTATTATATTCACCGAGATTCTTTGTCAGCGTTTCAATGGATACATTTTCAGCATCAATGCCGTCGGTAACTTCGGGATTTAATTTCTTTAACTCTGCGAGTATTTTTTTACGCTCTTCTTCGTTGGTATTGACATCAATTAATTTATAAGCAAGCGTATTAACTTCCATACGTTGTTCTTCCAGTGAGTCGCTTAACAGCCTTGTGGGTGTGATTAAGTCTTTGAAAAACTTGGCTACTTTAACAAGTCCGGGGGCAAGTTTATAACCTATCGTTTCCGCTAAGTCTCCCCAGGCATTACTTAATTGTGTTAATGCACCTGCCGTTGTGTTAGCCGCTGATTCAGCCTGTCCCCTGAATTTATCATTCAAAGATGTTATCGCGCTTTCAAGCCTTTCATTACTACCAACTGCGCCCTCTACCTGGATGCCGTAACGTGATAATGCGTTAGTTGATGAACCTAATGTCTTACCGACTAATAAGGCTGCGTCTTTAAGGTTCATGCCCATAGCTACGGCCATATCCTGAATAAGTGGCATCAACCTCTTTAACGCGTCTTCGTTTTTCTCAAAGGCTGCTAATTGAGCATACGCCTCAATGGTTTCCTCATCACCAAATATGGTTATCTTTTGAAGTCTGGCCGCATCTTTAATTAAAGACTGCTGTATATCTTTGCGCCCTCTTAACGCGGTGAGTAACTTCTGTTCAGCCTTTTCCTGTTCACCCGCCAAAGTCACCGCCTGTTTACCAAATCTTACAATAGACGAAACAGCAAAAGCCCCGGCAATAATCCCACCAAGTTTTTTCACCTGGTTAGAGAACGCACTGGTCTGCTTCTGCGCGCCTTTTATCCCGCGCTTGAACTTGTCATCTTGGAAGCCTAACGCTACATATAAGTCTGAAAATTTCATCTTACTATTTCCTTAATCAGTTTGTCCAACTCCCTACCCATACGTACTTTCACCGCTCGTTGTGTGATGTTATAAGCCCTTAACATAAATCTTTTTGCTGTTATCCTACCTCTGTATGCACCCTTTTCGGTATACCTTGCCGTTGTACCTTTCTCTAAGATATGTCCGTGATACGCCCTGTAACGCTGGCTCTTACGTGGCCCTACCCATAACAGGGTATTGTTGCGATATTTCTTCGAGTTTATAATAGCAATAGACTTCCATAGGTGTTCCCGCTTGCCGTGCTTGGTAATCAGCACGTGCGGGTCGTCGCTTTGATATGCCTTAGCCATGCTCTTCGCAGCACGCTCCATAGGTTTACCCGCCCGACGTATGGCCGTCTTAGCCTTTGTCCTGCGCGTGCCTAAAGAAGCCAGTTTGTCTAACTTCCTTTGAAGCTCTCTGTCGTCAACATACATTCCCTCTTTAAGCATTGTATCCTTTCCCGTCTTTATCTACAAACCTACCTACTTTTCTAAGCCAGTAGTCGTAATCCTCTTCCGTGAGTTCTACCGCCTCGCTCTTCTCCCAGGGGAAGCGTATCAAGTCCTGATAACTATGCAGCCTCCTCTTGACATCGTGCGGCGCTAACGTATAGAAAGCAACAAACCGCGCCCGCTCCCATTCAGACTTATACTCTGAATTTTTCAACTCAAAAAAACCCTGCTGTTTTAACTGGAAGTCCCGCCAGGACATTCGCCAAAAGTCAGCAGGGTTCATCCCTATTTGCCCGAATGCTATCTGCAACATCTCACATCCCGTTATCCCTTTGCCTTCGTTGTTTTTTTTTGACTGTCAAAAGTCTGCATGAAGTCCATCCACAGCTTGCCAATCAACTGCATATCTTTTCTCTTGATGACAGACTCATCCACCCATTCTAAAACCTGCTCCTTTGTGAACCAGAGTCTTTGCCTGTGCTCCACGCAGTAAGACTTAGCCCCCGCGTAGACAGCCGTAGTTATCAACTCATCGAAAGGCACTTTACTAATCTGTGAAACTTCATCCGTCAGCGCAATATCGAACTCTTCAAGAATCGTAAAGAATGCCAGCATATCGAAGCGGACACCCAATTTCTTGCGCCTCCACTTCGGCTTGATTACAATTACCGCCTGAAAGTCTTTATCCATCTCTTAGGTATATGCGGTGCAACTCAACGCTCCGTCGCCTTCGATGGTGGCTGAAAATGTCAGCTTGTCATTTGGCGCGGATGTTACCGTGAACCCTGATATGTAACAGTCACCATGCCAGTAGTAATCGCCGTGAACGTGCGTGCCGGAACTTGTCAACTGGATTAGTTTCAAACCGTATTTAGTCTGGGCAGTAACCGCAGCGCTGATCTCTTTTGCACCTACGGTCTCATCCATTACCACGATCATATCCACGCTGCCGCTCCAACTGCGCAAACCGGGCATAATATCCCTGTCGCCTGCAGATGTCTGGCTGGTAACGTCGATCATGTCCACAGTGCCGTTTATTGTAATTCCCGTGCAACGTGCAACCGCTGTGCCGTCAAGATAGAGATACATTAAATTCCCGTTTATAGGGGTGCTACTTATTGCCATTTATTTCTCCTCCTTTAATTGTTTTCGTCTTTTTCTTTCTAACGCCCGTTTTCTTGTCAGGGCTATCCTCTCCTGCGCTTTCTGGCGCTGGCGTTTCTTCTGCTTGTGGTTCATCTTTCATTACGTTATTAACGTCAATAGCCCATCCGCGCCGAACATAGCGCCTCCCGTATCTGTCTTCTACTATCACGGGCTTGCCCGGTCTTAGTACCAGGCTAAAATGTTCAATGTCTTTTATAGGTAGTATTTTCATGTCGCTATTGTTATCGTTACTGTTATGTTTTTGGTAAAAAGTCCTATCCCTGTTGTCGATGCTTCGCCCTGTCCTATGTTTTCTATCGGGCCGTCGCTCATAGAGATAAGATTTGTTTCCACCACATTCTTGCCTCCCGTTGAACCTACATACCTGTTAAACGCATCCCGGAGATACCCTGCATAGGTTTCACAGTTGGTATAGGTTTCAGCAAACAAAGTCATGCTCACGGTGTATTCATCCCAGTTGCTTTCAGATTGAGTGGTATGTGTTAAATCTACACTATCCACGCTATACACAACCGAAGGCCATTTCTTACCCTCCTTTTGCGGGAAGTCCACAGGGAAGATCCTGTCGCCGAATGTCGTCAAGCAGTTCGTGTCCGCCCTTATGATGTTATATATAGCCGTTGAGAGTGCCATTAGGGTGCTACTGTATATTCAGATAAATAGTATTTATTCCCATACGCATAGGCTAAAAAATAATAAGTAGTTCCACCGTTCACGCTATAAATAAATTTATGCCAACCGCTACCGTTTGTCGATGGATCACCTAAAGCAGATATTAACTCTTCTTGCGTCGGTGTTGCTCCCGATGTCGCCCCAATCGCCACAATATCTTGATAACCATACAACTCATCGAAGTTATCATTACACTTGTCAAAAGCTGCCCGCCCGGTGTCGCCCGTGCGGTCATCTGCGCTGCTGCCTATGTCAATCGTTTGTTTTGCCATTGTTATTCAGGTATGTATAGTCTTATTTCAATAGTCCCCAACGTAGACGCACCCTTACTTAGATATATATCACCGTAAGGATATGGGAAACTCGTCCCCGCTATACCACTCGAAGGAATGAAGATAGAATGGAATGTTTCCGTGCTGTCGCTGACAAGTAAACTGTCACCGATAGTCACATAGTTAGTGCCATCTATTGACGCTTTCAGATACACCCCCGCGTTGTTGGTTTCCAGGCTGTCGGTGACTTTTACAAATACGCTGTAAGGCTTAGTCCTGGCATCACGAAGTGGAATCCAATATAAATTAGTATCCGCCCCGCTCAACGTCGCAATGTCAACTGTCCAGGTAATGGATTCTCCCTTTTCTATTTGTGTCGGCGTCTGCGCCATAGCACCAAACCAGCCTAACACTGCTAAAATCAATAATATCTTTTTCATCTTTTCTCCTTTAATACATTGTCATATCGGCCGTTATCGTTGTCGAGTCCGCTGTCCATTGTGTCGAGTCCGCTGTGAAACTTTCTATCATGTCGCCCGCCTCGCAAATCAAATCCATATACTGATGCCTACCCACCTCGTTGACTCCTGAAATGTTAAATATCCTGTTACGGTAAATCAGCCTGTACTTCTCATTCACGTTAGCATCGTAGTGAAGCCGGAACGTCGCGCTTGTAGATACCATCAGCATATCACCGCTCACGCTTTCCGTCGCGCTCATGCTCGCCATGTCCGCCCACCGCCATCCGTAATTACTCCATGTGGATTGCCTCTCTCCGTTAGTGGCAACGCTCTCCGTGCCAACCTGTAAAAGAACCCTGCGATCCATCGAGCCAACATCGTATCCGGTTTCTAAGCTCATGTCATATTTTCAGTTGTAGAGTGAAACACCCTGTAAGGATAAACCAACGCGTGCCAGTTAGAAAACTTCTCACGCGGTGAATTACCCCTGACGTGATAGAGATCCGTCAACGCCATCGCGACTGCTTGTTTCAGTGGAGTCGGGACAGCATCCGGTGAAGTATACCCCGTTACGAACCTGACGGATATTTTCTCAAACCTGTCTTCATATAAAGTCGGTACGCTTGCGCTATCCGAATAAAAAACCTTTGTCGGGTTTTCGTAAATCGAATAGTAGTAATTGCTTGCGTCCCAGGTCTGCTCCACGTTAGAAGAGTCGTAATATTTCACATGGGTTATCGACGCAACAGGTGAACGTGGTAACTCGATATAATAACTCGGAAAATCACTTAGGAACAAATCCCAGGTAGCTGCGGTCAGGTCAAGGTTACAGTAGTCCTCAACCTGCCGCTGTGCTACATAAATCAAATCCTGGATAAGCGTGTCAGAATCAGAAGTGTCAACGTTTAGCTGCCTTTTTGCTTCTGCCAGGCTTAACACCCAGGTCGTCTGCGCCGTCGTCAGTTTCACCGACTGGTATATCATGCTTCACTTTCTTTGCAGGTGCTTTGTATCTCTCAACAAACCCCTTGTCTATGAACTGTTTTGCCCTTGCGTCATCCAGGTCGATGACAGCGCCTTTCTTGACGCTATCATCTGACCAGGTGACATCAACTAAAAATTTTACCTTCATATCAATTAAGATTAGGTGTCCATTCTCCTGTAGTATTTCACAGGGCTGTAAGTGGTTGCGTTAGGTGCGATCAACTCGGAGTCCACCCTTTGCAGGGCAACGATACCTGTCCTTAACAACTCAGCATAACGCTCAGTCAAACGGATGAGCCTTGTCGGGCCTGCGTACCTGATAGCAAACTTTTTCAGGTCGCCATACAGGAAGTGCCGCGAATTAGCTGAAACGGTTGTATTGGCCGTCAACTCATTGGAAACGTAGTAAGGTTTTCCTAAGAAAGTATCCGGTGCGCCGTCCTTCATACTCGGCTGCCATAGCGGCTGGCCTGTGGTGGATTTCAGTCCCATCACGTCAAACAGTTGGCTCTGGTGCATCAAAAATGAAGCATTCATCTGGTATGCCCAGTCTACGGTTGACATAAACTGGATAAGCCTGTCGTATGTAATGGGGCAGTCGCCTCCAAGAGTACCCTTTGCGGCTGCCAATGCAAGTCCCTGCGGTTTACTTGAACCGTCGGCTGTCATACAAGCCGTTGAGATAGCACGCCACAGACGTTCACCGAGTACATCACCGAGTACTTTACCTGAATCGAAGTCACCGTCTTCCAGGTCTTCATTGTCGATACTTACCAACTGTGAGCTGTAAGGATACGCAGTAAGGGTTTTGGCTGCCATTGTCACAGCATCGGAGCTGTCGCCGATGTCCGTTCCGGCTGCCTCGAGCGCTCCCGTGTACGATGTATCATCACAATTTGTTACCGTAGCGGCTTTTTATCCACTACTTCTTATGGTTTCCCATAAGTTCGGCGTACATTTTCAACCAGCTTGGGTTGTCGGACACTCTTGGCAGGGTTATCGCTTCCATTGTCGCCCACCTGCTACGCTCTACGCTACTGTTGGTGTCAGTTAGCACGGTATTAACTTGTCTTTCATGAGATTTAGTCTTCACCGTATTTGCCCGATTTTTCATAATTAATTACTTAATTAAGCGGCTAATGATAGTTTAACCGTTGGCCAGTTCATCGTATTACCACGTGGTGTCCTAAACTCATTACAAGCCGATAACCACCCGCCGTAATATTTCTTGGCGCGCTCTACTTGCTGAACTACATCGGTAGTCTGCATATTTGAGAATGAAGTTGCATTACCTGGATTGGCACGAAGCTCGATAAATTCCTGGTTGCCATCAGCCCTTACACCTAAGATTTTACGCTCATCGGCATTCAAGGCGCTCATGCCCCTTTTAAACCATTTTTGAATAGCGGCGTTGTATTTGATTGTCCGCTCTTCAACGGTTTCGATAGTTTCGCCCTTGTCATTTTTGATAGGCTGGTTCAACGTACCACGAATCTCGTTCACCTGCTCCAGCACGTCAATTTGTTTTTGGAGTGCCTGCATCTCGTCAGTCAACTCCTTGAAAGTTGTATGCTCCTCTTCGCTCATAAGCCGCTCCTCACCCTCGGCAACCTTTGTAAGTTGCTGGGCTTGATACCACAGCTCACGCTTGCGTTCATACAGATTTTGTATTTCTGATTTTGCCATTATTTCTCCTCCTTTTTGGGATATACTAATTTAAGTTTATCTTTTTCCTGTTCTTTCTTTAACCGCTCCTGTTCTGCTTTTTCAGCACGCTCTAACATACCAAAGTTATTATGCAGTTCCAGGGTTGCGTTAAGTCCTTCTAATTGTCTTTTTATTGAGTCCTTGCGGGCTTGCTCTTTTCTAGTCGCCTCTTCGTCAGCTTTGCGCTGCTCTTCTTTTTGGCGGTCTATCTCTTCTGAC